GCTGTTGTCGCTGGATTAAATTTTGTACCATAAATAAATCCTTTTAATCCGTAAGGAACGCTTACAGGACCCCAATTACCACTTACATCGCCCGGATATGGGCCGTCTATATTTCCACCATAAGAGTCTTTACCACTAAATTGAAGCGTATGTCTTCCTCCTAGATAATCCGCAGCTTGACTATCCGGAAACTCAAGACCACCAAAATTATTTCCATAATTTGCTGGGAAGTCAAATTTTTCTAATCCTTCTACTACGCTATTTGGTCCTCCTACGTTAGGCATAATTATATCCCCGCATTACTTGGAGTTTGAGAAATGAGCATAAGATCTTCGTTAAATAAGTACGTGACTCCTCCCGTTGCTTGAGTTTGCCAAGTATTTAGATCTAGAGCTGCTCTTATTCCAACTTTATATATTACATCGTAAGAAACAAGGCATACTCTTGAACCTACCATTAGCCTTCCATATCCAACTGGCACGGGGCCACCTTCTCCCAAGACATTTACTGGGCCATTGAAAAGATAAGAATTTGGGCCTCCACTTTCTCCAATGACTCCTTGCTGTGCTGGAGTAAATTGAGTTGCCTCAAATGGTATGTTTGGGGGCGGTTTAGCTAACAATGCTGTAATTCCCGACGCTAATAAACTAAATCCTGCAAGTAAAAGTTGAGGCAAAAGTGGGCCGAAAAATGAAAGAAGAAAACTAAATATATCTGCCCAAAAATCGCTTCCATCGTCTTCCTCTGGCACTCCGTCTGGAGGCATGGTTTGCCCTGTGCCTGTATTTGTTGTTGACCCTCCAGAACTACCTCCAGAGCTGCCTCCAGTGCTGCCTCCAGTGCTACCTCCAGAACTGCCTCCACTACCACCTCCAGAGCTGCCTCCGGTACTACCTCCAGAACTACCTCCGCTACCACCCGTTTGAGTATTTCTCCCTTGATTAGCAGCTGCTGCTGCCGCCGCCGCCGCATCTCTTCTTCTTTGGTCAATTATTGCTTGATCAAATGCACTTCTTGTATAGGTATTACTAGTCCCGCCGCTTGTACTTCTGTAAGTGCTATTAGTCGTATACGATGTCCCTCGGCCAATGCTTGACCCTATAGATCTATTAAAATCTGCATAATATTGAGCTCCTTCAGGGATAGGAATTATATCGATTTTTTTTAATTGATCTTTAAAAGATACAAATATATCTGATTTCATTACATAAAAATCATCAGTTTTATCATATTGGACTATTTCATTATTTATTAGAGTGACATATACACAATTATCTTTTTTGCTGTCTATAATCCATTTTTTAAATTTTTTTGTATTAGCTTCAATTGCCCTCATAGCTTCTGCGGCGCTACTAACCTCTAACTCCCAGTCTTCTCCAAGGTCTTGTCCAAGTTTACCATGCAGTTTTACTTTAACCATAAACTATTTCTCCAGTTTTATGTTTATAAATCTTAAATATATTTTTACTAATAACATAGACTATTAAATCTAATATCAAATGTTTTGCGCAGCTTATATCTAGAATAGAAAAATCCTCTTCAAATTCATGGCTATGGTAAATATATTTTATATTAAAATTACTTTTTATGTTAAGATAATCTATTGGATCAATAATAAAACGATCTTTCTGATTTGATATATTTTTTAAAGATATGCATTCTAATATTCTATTTTCGCCTTCAACAATAAAACCGCAGCACTCTTTCGGATAAGATTCTTTAGCATGATTTATTATAAAGGTTTTTAAGTCTAAATCTAACATATTATGTCCTTCTATTTGCCCCTGGAAAGCCGCCGAATGGTAAAAATCCGTTTAAATATTGACCAGTGGCATCTTTAGGTAGCCCCCAAGCTTTATCATTAAACGGATTCATTACGTGGGGTCTTCTTGGCCAGGATAAATTATCTTCTGGGCCAGTATATCCAATATTGTAATTATTTAGCATGAGTCTTGTGTATTCTCTATCCCATCCTCCACGATTTAAAGGCCATAACACAGGTTTAAAATATGGATTTAATTGCCATCTTTTTCTACAAGACCAGATACTTTTTGAGCAATGATCGCTGCCCCAAAAAATTTTATTAGGAGGAGCATTAAATGGGCTAGATGTATGTCCAGACAAACAAACATAGTAATATTTTATTCCTAGTTTTTCTAGATATATAAATTCTCCTCTTGAATAAAGATTACCCAGTCCCCAAAGGCCGCTATCTCCAATTCTATATTGCCCACTCAATTCTAGTTCTGTTAAGTTTGTTCCCGCTGCAGAATTTGTTGTTCTTATTCTCCAGTTCTTATGAAAACCTACACTATGCCATCCAGAACTGTATGTACCCGCAGCCCTTCCGTTTAATACCCAGTCTCTAGGAGCGCCCGATCTATCAATGACGGTATTCCAAGTTGATCCTCCGTCCATAGAGTAATCAATATTAAAGTTATTGACAATCGTTGAAGATGAGTTAATTCTTACCGCTGTTATTTCTGCTGGCTCATTAAGAGAGACCGCTATACTACAGATTGCCGCAGATGATGTCGCACCAATTGCGCTATAGCTACTATCTAATAAGTTAGTTTGATTAAAATTAGTAAAATTGGAGTTTGTTAATGTTGGACTACTTATCCTAGTGTATGCTATGCCACTAAATCTAAAATCATCTCTCCATCCATTTGATAAATCACCAGTGAAAACTTTTTCTAAAAATACTTCGTCATTGTCTGTTGTTACTGGTGGAGCTTCTAATGGAAGTAGAATATAATTTGCAGATATATTCTCGCATTGCGCATAGACCCCGCTATGTTTATTTGTTTTTCTTCTATTGTATTCATAGCAACATCCTTCTCCTCTGTACTGAAATGGGCATTTTTCTGCCAAAAAAGTCCTAGAAGGTAAATTAACATTTTCTAAATCTAATATGGAGCTTAGCGAATACTCTATACTAGTTTTATTTTCTAAACTTTTTCTATCTATATAGAAGATATCTTTTGGTAATTCCATTTCAAACATCTTACCATTAACATTGTATGGATTTTCATTATTTGTAAAATTACTAGGACTTAAATATTTTAAAAATGTTTTAATTCTTGTAAACTTACATCCAGCTAAATCGCCCAAAGACTGAACTTGCATTCTTATATATTTATAAAAAGAATTATTATCATCGTCCGGACTTATATTTGCTAAAACAAACCTCGGTGTTGGCAATGTTCCAGCTGAATTAATATCAAATCCGTCTGCCGCTATAGGAAAAGGATAATAATAATTTCCTTGCCAAAGAATTCTTCCTCTAGTTGCGGCAGAATTGAATATATTATAATCATTATATATCCTTAATATTCCATTCGTTAAAGGCTGATTACTAGCTGTAATATTTTTTGTTTGAGGGTATATTTCCGAGAAGTCTATCTCGTATAAATATATTGGGGCAGATGGAGTTAAAGATATTGCTTCTTGGTTGATTTGCTGAGTCCCAGAGACTATGGCTTCAAATACATTTGCTCCACCTCCAGCAATTAATTCGAGTGGTTCTCCTGCTGCTTGTCCTCCTCCAAAAGGAGGTAGCCCTAAGGTTGGCGGTGTATAAAGTTCATGATTCATGCTAGGCTGAAACCTCTTCAAAAGTTGCCCTTAAGGTATAGTTTTGATAAAAATTATAAGAAACCTCCCAATTTGGACAAATATATCTTGTGTTATAATTTGAAGTTTTACCATAAACTGCTGGAGGATTATATATAAAAGATTTTTGTCCATTCATTTGTTGCAAAAAATGAATAATACTATTTATTTCATTTTCTTTCCTGGCTTCAAAATTTAATTGAAATGTCAATAAGTTTGTATTAAGACCGTCGGGAATTCTTTTTTGATAACCATTTCCAAATTGGACTTTTGCAATTCTTGGGTTTGACTGGACGACAGAAGTGTAAGAGGCCTGCCAAAAAAAATCAGGCACGTACTTAGAATTTATTAATGTATAACCATCCCAAAATGTGCCTAAATTAGAATCTGGGGATTTATTTAAATTATTATCTATTAAAGAATAGTAATATCTTCCCCCATCTCCTGAAGTAATTCCAAATTTTGGATACGTTACAGAAGCTCTCCATCCAGTTATTACATCATTAATATTTGGCATACACCTTTTACCTTAATATTTATTACACCTTATAAGTGTAATATTATATAATGTATAGCGAAAATTTCAATCAAAATTTATATCTTGATGGGAAATTAGTATCTGGAATATCGAGCTTAGATATTTCGTATAAAAGTAATCTTAATTTAAGATATGATATTGATTGCTCGGGAGTTAACGACTTTATCTCTGGTCCAGTAAGAGCTGATTTATCAGTTGGTTTATACGGAAATACAAATGACCCATTCCTGCAATATACCGGAAATAAATTATTTTCTGGTTCTGTACAGTATGGAGATAGATACTTAAATTTTTATAGTGGCGCTCTTAATAGATATAGCCTAAGATATGAATATGGTAGCCCAATAACTATTAGTGCCAATTGTACTGTTTATGGGGATATGGCTAGTCTTAATAATACTGGTAATTATAACCTAACTAAAAATTCAGGCCTCTTGCCAATATATAATTTTAATTATTTAGACGTCAATTTTAATAATAATTTTAATAAAAATGATGTTAGGTCTTTAGAGCTTGTAATTTCAATGGACAGAAATGATATATATGAAATTGGTAAATATTTACCTACAGAAATCCAATTAGTTTATCCAATCTTATTGGGATTAAATTTTAACTTTAAATTAGACGAATTCGATTTTGATGATATAAGAAAGAATATCAAAAACACCGAATATAATTCTTTGAGTTTACGTTTAAGAGATTTTTCTTCTAACGCTATAAGAAATACATTTACATTTAATAATTTTATTTTAGATAATCAGTCAACAACGTTGGACTCTTACGAGGACGGAATGACCTCTTTGGGATTCGTAGGATTAATTTTATCTGGAGCCAGTTAATTTAATTAGTCAGTAAACAAATCAAACATTTTTTCTCGTTCTTTAACCATCGTCTCGTAATCATTCTTGAATTTACCGAACAGATGCACTTTCTCCGAAAGTGCTGTCGATTCATTTTTATTCAATGATGTAATAGAGATATCAAATTTATCTTTTTTATAAAATGGTATTAATTTACACATTGGAGTTCCAGCGGGAATTAATAACCTGCCCTCTTGCATAAATACTTGTACATTTAAAATGAGTTGATTTACATAAGTTGTGTCGTATACGCCTGGAGTTATAGCAAAATTATTTTGATCACCATAATATATTGGGAGCATGTAAAAGGCTACTCCTCTTGGCGCTTTAACTTTCCAAGGAAGAGGGAATTTAATAATCATAGGATATGTACGACCTTTATCAAAAAGGTTTGGGAATTGAGAGTAATGATGCCCACTAACCGAGCAATATTCCATTAATTCTCGCATCTGTTCGAGTTTCCTTCCCCATCCATAATTTAATCCTTGCATCGATGTTGGGTGAGACTTT